TTGAGACCTGCGTCAGTTGCCATGATGTCAAGGACGTTAGCATCGTACTTACGCTTCAGGGAGAATGCTCCCGAAGAAGTAGCAAGTGCCTCGAAGTTGACGTGAGACTGACGCTCTTCAATGTCGTCAATCTTAAACGAGAAAGCATTTGCCTGATCGACCACCATAGTGATCTGATCGTCAGCAAGGTCTTGCGCGTTAATGACCGAGCCGCGAGTATACGAGGAGACGGTGATTGTCGGCTCCTTGATAATGCGGACGGTGTCGCCAAAGTTCTCAATTTCGCCAGCGTAGTCGGTATTCGTAATATCTTCTGCAACCGAAGCGCGACGGAAGAATTTGAGAACCTTTTGACTAAAGATTTCCGGTGTAAAGTTACCGGAAGGCAGGTTGCCATAACCTGCAGCAGAATCAAAAGCCATTGATCTTTCCTTCCTTTGTTGAGGTTTAGTTGTTGTAGTCTATTCGGCCCTCTGCCCGTGCGGCGTCGAGTTCAGCTTCCACTTTCTCAAACTCCCACGGCTTCATCTTGCCGATTTCAGAAGCCTTCCAGACTCGTCCCTCGCCACTCGTCGCAGCAACTTCCCGTGCTTTGGGTTTAGTCACTGCATCTGCGGCAGATCCGGACTTTTTAGACGGTTTCTTTTTTAGGCCAACATCAGCCTTGTAAAGGTCGATGACCCGTGCTGCCAACTTTGCATCCGTATTATTTTTATAGATGCCGTCAGCTATCGACGAGGGCTGCTCTTCAAGCCAAGTTAAAAACTTTTCGTCCTGTTTGATTGAATCAAAATCAGGATGGAAGTTGAGTAGTTCTTGATACGCATTCTGCTTCTCAAGTTCTTTTTCGCGTTCCTTTATAGTGCCTAACTCTTCACGAAGCTCAGAAACCTGCGCCTCAGTCTGCAGCGACGAAACAGTCTGTACCACTTCGAACACTTCAGGATACCGCCTTCTAAATTCTTCTAGTTCTTCTACAGTTCGAGGAGGAGACATACCTTGTGGCATCTGTGCCGACTGTTCGGTCTTTCCACTCTTCAAACTTTCGATCTCATGTTTGAATTCAGAAACTTTGGTATCATAATGCTTTTTCAAGTCATCATACCGTTTTTTGTAATCGTGTTCCGTTTCCTGTTTTTGTTCTACGAAACTGGTGCTTTCCTGCGGAGTAGCCTCTTCGGGGTCCGCTTGTTGTGCCTCTACAGCTTCTTCCGCTCCATCGTCTTCTTCATAGACTTCATCACGGTACTTTCCACGATACAGAGTGTCTTGATTGACAGTGCCGAATGAGTCGTTCGGCTTGTTGGCACGGTGGCCTTTCACTCGTTTTGCCATTTTTATTACCTCACTTGCGGGGCCACTTGGCTGTGGGTAGCCGCTCCGGTTGTGTCAGGGCCGCGTTAGCGGGTAGCTGACTAATCTCTTTTGGGTTTCGGCATCGGTAACTTCATGTCTATGGGCTTATCCGGTTTTGGAAGCTTTGGAAAAGACATAGGTTCAGTTATCGATGGGAAATCTTTGTTTTCAGACCACCACTTAATCATACGATCAGCGCGGTTGCGAGTTTCTCTAGCCTTTTGGCTGTTTTTGCCGCGAAGCGGGATAATGATCCCATCATAGAGAGCGTCGTATCCGTTACCTTCCTTGAAAGCCTTCAAGAAGCTGTCTCGTATGGTAACGTGTCTGTTATTTTCTTTACTGTAAAATGAGCCTTCTTTTGGTCCCACGCCAGTCTTGAAATTACCCACGTAGTATTCAGTAAACATGACTGCTTTATCTACTTCGTCAGTTGGGACGGGAACCTTGTACCTTCTTAGAAAATCTTCAAATTCTTCATGTTTTTTACGTTGGACAGTGAGGTTTAGTTCCTCAAGAACCTTTTGATCTTTAATAGTCAGCGGGTCTCTCTTCAACGCCTCACGGGCTTTTGCACCTGTTTTAGCGACGAACTTGCCCTCTTTGTAGCTACCTACATAGGGAGTGAGCTTCGACAGCATAGCTGTGTTAAGTCCCATTCTTTCCAAATCAGTGATCGAATGCTGTCCAATGTCAAACCCCCGACCAATCGTCACGCCACTTTTGTCAGTAGGAACGTAACCTTTCATTCTATTATCTTCAGCCGCCTGTAGGGCGCTTCGTACAGTTTCTTCATACGGAGATGGGGGAGGAAGGGGGGTAGAAGGCTCTGCAGACTCTACAACTTCACTTTTTTTTTGTGCGTCTATAAATCCTTGTTTCTGTCCCCGATCTGGCGGAGTGAGTTTTTTTGCCTTTTCATCGTCACCGCCAAAGCCAAGGAAACCTTTGATCATATCTCCAAGATTATATCCTTGGGGTCGAGGCTGTTCTTCGCTTTCATCTATACGCTCTTGTGTTTCCTTTTTACCGCGATTGTTAATTTTGCGAAGACGATCATATCCAATGATGCGAGCCAACTGTGGAGGTATGATTACCTCACCACGAGAAACGGCTACATCTACTGCTTTTTCGTAAACAGGACGATCTACTTCAAACATGCCTTGTTCGCGAGCCACAGCGTATGCGTCAAGGATCATTTTCTTGATATCTTCACTGCCAGCCTCTTCTACAGCCGCAGCGTTAAGAACAAAGGTGCCTTCTTCGACTTGCATGTTTTTGTCATCGGCAACTTTTTGATCATCTGTAAATTGAGACGGCGGTCCTTCAACAAACCCTGCCGGAGCTACAGCTTGACCGCCCTCTTGCAAACCTACGCGACCCCCTGATGCAAGGGCACCGGCAAATCCTCCACTGGACCCAACACCAAAGGACTGACCACTGTCAAAACCGTACTCATTTCCGCTAAAAGCACGTTCCTCGTCCTCGTCCTTTTCGTTGCGTCGTCTAGCTGCGTCAGCGGCAGCAGCATCTGCAGCACGGGCCGCATCCTGTTGTCTTGCCCTAATTGCGTCTTGTGCCGCTTTTTCCGCTTGTGCCGCTGCCGCTTTTTCCGCTTTATCTCTCTCGGCCTTTTTCTGTGCTTCTACATTCGCAGTTTGGAAGGCGGTGAGTGCATCGGTAAGGAACGTAGCGTTACGATGTTTTCCTCTAACAGTTCCAAAAGCCCCCGCTTTTGTTTGAGCCTGTAACAGTGCAGATCTGAACTGCTCTTGTGTAACACCAAACTTTGAAAATGCAGCGTTATACGCAGCAGCAAACTGTTCGTTTTCTAAACCAGCCCTGCCCGTAAGTTTTGCACCGCCACCAAAGGTGCCGATAAAGTAGCCTGTTTCTGACACGTTACCCCCGACTCGGAACGCTGTGTCCGCGTCGAGCAGCCCCTTCATGCCAGTTTTTGTCCACGTGTTAGTGTCACTGTCGTACTCGTCTTTGAGGGTGCCGGAAATAAATCCTTCTTTTGTTGCCTCAAGACCAAGCATCTGTTCTTGTGACAAGTTCCCAAGATTTCCCGTGTAAATATAACTTCCGGGCCTGCGACTAATCATCATGTTGTTGACGGTCATTAGTGCGCCAGCTTTTCCGCCAACAAGATTCACAGCGGCTGCATTCTTTGTGTGAAAATTGAGTGCGGCATCAAGTGCAAAGCCAGCTAAACCGGCAGGACGAAAAGTAGTGTCTTTTCCAAAAGGAGCCGCTACATCTTTTCCCATAAAAGTACCGGCGGCGGTGGCAAGGACCGGACCCATCGCTACAGTTAGACCCCCAACTACACCTTCTTTTTTTACATCAGCCTGAACACCCGGACCCTTTATGGATTTCATGTAATCTTTGACAAAACTATCGCTTAAATCTTGTGTGCCTGCTTTTTCAAAGTTGTCTATGTTAAGATTAAAATCGCTTTGACCATCCTCATAACTATATGAGCGAACATCAAACGCCGACTGCCGACCTCTATCTCCAAATGTGTATTGCGTGGGAGAAACTATGGAGTCTTCTTGTTGACCGACGGGACGAAGAACATCTTGACGGAGAACAGTCTCCTCCTCATCCTTATCTTCGTCTTCGTCTTCGCCAACCGTTGTGACATTAATTCCAGTTCCCAGACTGCCGCCGTAAAAATTTACGAAGCCAGCCTTATATTCGTCTGGGGTGTATGATCTCTGTGTAGTAAAAAAATCAGAAAAGGGAGCGTCTTCCACTGTGCCGCCCTCACTTAATTTTTGACGAAAACGTGGACTGGTTGGATCAAGCTCTGTCTCAAGGCGATTCATGCCTTCAGCGTAACCAGAGAAATCATCAAGCTCAGACGGCAAGTTTTTCTCCGCCTCTTTTCTCTGTCTTTCGTAGTACGTGTCGGGGCGAGGCCGTGTCATCATCTCCATCCTGTCACGCTCCACATCTTCTTTGTATTTGCGATTAACAAGACCCTCGCCCATCGTGTCGGGCGTTTTATACAAAGGAGCAGATCCGCGAATTACCTCTCCAAGAAGAGTGTCGTCAAAAGTTTTTCCTGCATACTTGTTCGGTCCTGCCCCTATCATAGAGCGAGCCGTCCCGTCTGGGTTGAAGAACATATTTCTCTGAGTGTAAACTTCTGCAGCAAGATCTTTCTGGCTTTGAGTGTAATTGTCGTATTCCTCACCAACAATTCGACGAAGATCCTTCTCGGTATCTCCAATCTCATCCTTAAAGTCCTGTATATATTCGCTAATATCCACAGTACGTTTGGTTATTGGTAGGTTACGAATTGCCATCTACTTTAACTACTCTCTCATAGTTACTCTTCAACTGTGCCAGCATTTCCAGTAAAGCCAGCTTCCCCTGCACTTGGCGCAGTTCCGACTCCGATTGTGCCGTCACCACGGCCCGAATCATCGATTCCCGAAGGTCCGCTAGGTAGTCCTCCATCAGGGGCCATTCCTTGTTGTTGAGGAGGGGGGCCAGCTTCCGCGCCTGTTCCTTGTTGAGCATTTGCCATCATCCCTTGCAGCATCTGTGAGTATACTTGCGCCTCATTGACGTCATTAACGAGGCTGTCCGGATCAATGTCCTGTGAAATAGCCAACTCCCGCATAAGATTGGGGATCTTTACAAACGGTGCCAGCATTGGATTCGCCACTGTTTGAAGCAGTGAGGTGAGACGCTGGGTGCGTACTTCCTTCTGCATGACTGCTGCCACGCCTCGTGGCTTGATTTCTAAGTCACCCCCGACATCTTCTACATCCTCATTGAACTGCATATTCCACTGGAAGTATGCTTCGCCAATTGTTTTGAGAAGATGATCATCGATGTTTTTGATGACTGTTTTCATAGACAGACCGGCACTACCCATCAGCATTGACAACCCCGCTGCCGTGCGTCCGGTGCCGGTGACTCCCGTCTGACCGTGCATGATTGATGGTATGCCAGTTTCTTCGTCTGCAAGTTGTCGGCTGATTTGATACATCTGTATGTTTTCAGGGGCCGTGTTTGGGAACTTGAGTCCGTTGATGGCCGTGCCTGTGACACCTGACTGACGACGGAATATCTTGCCGGGGAAGATGTCCATGTTCTGTCCGGGCACCAACGATGCCTCGTCCACATCAAACACTAGGTTACCGGCGAGGGCGAGGTTGTCGATTGCCATACGAACGTGGCCGTTCATCAGCATCTGTGCGTCTTCCATATTTTCCGCCACGCCGACACCCCAGATCTGATATGGATTGATTTCAAATGGGAATGCTGCGTATGGTATACGGGCAGGTGTGAACGGATTGACGACACAACGAAGAACCTCGTTGCCGCAGACCCATACATTCACCTGAAGCTGATCAAACTCTGACATGTCCTTGGCTTCATCAAGGCCGACCTCATATGCAAAATACGCATCAAGGACACCCCAATACTCAAGAACTTCAAATCTATTTTCTTGGTAGTATGTTTCTGTTTCGTCTTCGCGTATTGTATCTTCGTAGTACTTGTCCTCGTAGTTTGGACCTTTAGCCAGCGCGTTTTGAATGGCCTCGGCGTTGAAGTGAGGACGCATGATAAGAGAACGCAACTGTTGGCGGTTCATACGATGACGTTCAATTACATACTCGCAGTCTTCGATGGAAGTAGCAGAAGGGTCAGGATGAAAATCCCAGATAGAAACAGTTTCAATACGCGGGACTGTCTTTTCATAGGGATTGTATTCTCTTTCACCTTCTTCATTTCTTTCCCAATTGTGGATGCGTTTGTAAAAATTAAACGGACCCTTTACGATGCCTGTCCCAAGAAGAGCAGACTCAAAAATAGCTTTCCTAAAGACGTTGACTGCGTTAGTATCAAGTAGCTGATCATGGATTACTTTCTCCATGCGACGAGCTTGTTCCTTTGCAGGCTCAAACTGTGGCTCCCCTATATTCGCTTTTCCGGGAAGGACCATGTCGCCAAATTCTTTGCCGTAAGTGCCCAAAGAGTGTGGCTGAGAAGCGGACAGACCGCCGGGAGTAATCTCTCTGCCGTCTCCGGGGAATCCATACGGATCAGTCTGGCCCGGAATATCGTCGATAGGAGTACGCATGTGTGCAAACTCCTCTATCCCTTCCGGAACAGGTGTAGACTCAACTACGATAGGGAACTTTTTGTTGGCAAAAAGAATATCTACAATCTGCCCGTAAGCCGCAAGAACTTTAGTCTTTGTGATTTTTATAAAGACTTTAGATCGTTCGGAATCTCTGTATTGGGTTGTGCTGTCGTAGATGCCACGAAAATTCTTGTACGCCTGCAGCCATCGCTGCTCATACGAGTACCGTCCATTTTCTGAATCTATAAATTTAGCACGTATATACCCTGCAAGTCCCGGCATTGTTTCTTCGGGATTTACGATGGGTACAGAGGTGTCCTCGTCTGGCTCTAGGAAATTGTCAGACATAAGTTTTCCTTAGTAGTCGCGTTCTTCAGCCATACGCATGAGAGCCGGATCAACAGTAGTCTTAGTCTGCTGCTTCGGCATGTCTTCTGTTAGAACGCCTTGTGCGGTCCTAGTGTCAAACTCAAGACCTTCACGATAAAGTTTGTCAGCGCCCATCTGATCGTCTACCGAAGTATTCGGTGAATTCATGATGTACGCTTCGCCCATGTTTAAGTTCATTTTTTTCTCCGTCAGGGGTTAGGTATAGAGCCGTCGTCGGCTTGTTGGTCTACCATTATTGGCGGACCCGAATACTGTCGAGCGCGTGGATTTCTAGCGAGATTTCGTCCGCTGATATTGCCGGTGCGTTCTTCAGATACGATACCCGGAACAATCATTTCAGCGGTTACCGCCCCCAGTGCGCCGATGCCAGTAAGGGCACCGCGCTCTCCCGGCTTACGCTCAATGCCAAAGAGGTCTGCGGTAGCCTGCCTTCCCTTTTCAACGGCGACATCGTAGGGATCAACTTCGTCTTCGCCCAAGAGCGCACGATCTATAATCGCACCTGCCAGATCACCGAGAGGTCCGGGTGCAGCTTTTGCACCGGTTGAAATTGCAGACAACGCTCCTGCAAGTCCGTATCTAGCGAGCTTTCCCTTCAAACCGGGAGTGACATCTTCGGCTGGAGGAGGATTTTCAATCAAATCCTTTTCGGCCTTGATCTCGGCGTCTACTTGTGCAGCTATTTCTTTTGCTTCTGACAGTGAACGACGACGTGCCCTAATCGCCTCTGGGTCTACCTTGACCGGGCGCTGTGCCCGCGCTAATGCCTCTTGGTCTCTTTGTTCTTCAAGACGCCCGATAGTAATCTCAAGGGCTGTCTGCTTCTTCTTTTCTTCAAGCTTGATTGTCTGTCGTTGTTCTTTTGTGGGCCTCTTGTTCACTGTATTTGGTGCAGGGCCGTCAAGAGAACCGATCTGAGCCGGTGTGTTAAACACGACTTCAGCGTTCACAATTCTAGGAGTGGTCACACCTCTATTTACAAACAGCGCGTTGATAGTTCCGTGACCACCATTCATGGCGTCTTTGTGAATCAGTGAGTTGGTGATGGGACCGATACGCTTGTCCGGAACAGCGCCAGTATAGTTTTCTTCAAGGATGTCACCGGCGTTGTCTACACCAACACCAGCGTGACCCATCCACGCCTTTACAGCATCGCGTGGAAATTCGTACTCACGGAGAAGCTGTCGTGCAAGGATTTTACGAATACTTTTGTGGCTTCCTTGTGCTTTTACGGGAAGCTGATCCGCAAACCTTTCTTCTAGGAGAGGGCGAACACGGGAGTTCCACAGACGTTCAACCCGAGTTTCAAATTTGAGCCTGTCGCCCGCTCTGCCAGCAAAGACATTCATCTTAGACGGGTTTCGCCCCGGAAAGTCTTCGGCTATTCGCGCTTTAGCCTGTTCAACTTTAGCGAAAAGAAACTCGGCAAACTCTCCGGTGTAAGTGACTTCCGGACGAACCTTGTTGGCTTTTCTTACACCGCGTACTTCTGCGATCATAACACCGTCACGTTCGCCGAATGTAATGTCACCGATCTTAAGTCCATCCTCGCCAATATTTGAGGCTACACGCTGACCAGTATACTTTTCATAATAGAGATAGTCGCGAGCATCTTGGTCCATCTGAACAATGACCATTTTCTGCTGCTTCTCGTCGAATACTTCGTAACCTTCGACCCCAAGAGCTTCATCATACAAAGCATCTAAATCTTTTGAGAAGATGGTGCCTTGCATGGGATCGGTGTTACGAGACTGGACACCTACAAGATCGTACAGATTTTGTGCGATACCACCGGGACCGGCCAATTTAGCCGGTACGTTATTTACTTTCGCTACTTTGTTTTGTGCGATAAACCTATCTTCAAACCAACCCCACTGCCTCCAGCGATTTGTCCCAGAGTTATTTTTGATGGGGTCAAGAGCCTCGTTGAATTCTACCTTATCGTAAATTTCACTGTATGGCAGATCGACGTCAATGCCCTCGTCAATCAGGTTAGAAATCAAATTGAGAGTGTTATTATAATTGTCCTTGCCTTTATTCTTTTTATCGGAGATACTATTGGCGATGTAAGACAAAGCCTCACGTACAGTGATCTGACCCGACTGTGCCCTTTCAACAAAAGCTTCTCGGGTTAGACTTACCGCTTCCGCGAGGCCGCGTGGTCCTTTTTGTTTTTTAGGAGGTGTGTTTGCCATTAGTACCCAAAGGTGGCGTCTTGAACCTGATATACTTGGTTTTTAATTGCGCCAAGCTGCTGGTGAATAGATGCGTATCCGCTCATGCGTGTCATCACCATATATCGAAGAGCGTCGTAAGCGTGATCTTCCGCTTTTGTGTCAACGTCCTCACTGTTTGTTTTAGACAGGGGAATTCCTGCAAGCTGTTTGATGGTGTTCGAACAGGAAGAGAAGATACGCAAACGGGGTTCATCGGAGTACGGATCTTTTGCAAGCCGACGATGAACTTCCATTTTTCCTTGAATTCTGTTTCTATCAGAAGGCGTCCATCGCACCCCTTGACGCATCATCACCTCTGCAATAGAGGGACCGAAGCCTGTCTTGTTCCAACATGACGAGTCCAAGACAGTGTAGTGGGGGATAGGATCTAGCTGTTCTGCTTCTAGTATTTTATCGGCTAATTCTTCTGCTGTCAAGTGTTTAACGTATAATTCACGATAAATCCAGATATTATTATCCCAGTCAATAGCCCCCCACAAAACGCACGACGGACTCGCATAGCCGTAGTCCGCCGCTCGTATACGTGGCCAATTGGTAGGTAATTCGAAATGTTCGACAACGTGCCGACTCCTTGAAAACTCGGGGAAGGCCGCTCCCTCCGCCACGTCCCAATCCCCTTCAAGAAGTCTCTTTCGTTCGACTTCTGGGAGCGATCTGAGCATGGCCTCATACTGACCGTCTGCAATCAGATAGGGATTGTCGGTCAGACGCGCTGGAACAAACTTACGAAAGAAGAGCGGCTGACCTGCTTTCTCGTGACCGTCAGGCCACAGAAATTCTTTTCTTGTTTCTATATCGAAGGCAGGAAAAGGCTTGTTTGGTTCCATGCCATCAATATAAGTCTTCTTGACCCACCAACCACCCACTCCTCCGGGGTTGGCTGTGCAGCGCATGTACAGATGTTGTTGGAGTTCAGGATCAGTAGAACGAAGGCGAGAACGCAAGTAATCCCAGACATAGGGCGTAGGATACTGAGTAATCTCATCGATACCAATCCAATTGAACGCCTGACCCTGAAAGCGAGTCACATCTTTGTCACGGTCAAGATACGTAAACCAGATTGTTGCGCCGGAGGGAAATACCCACGTGGATTTTGACTCGCGAAACTTTGCACCCGGAAAAGCTTTGGGATACAGTTGACGAGACTTGTCAATTAGTTCGGTAAGTTCATCCAGTGTACGGCGGAGAAGAAGACCACGATGATTAGGATTGTGACAATAACGTAACGGATCAGCAAGAAGTGCAAAACTTTTTCCACCACCGGCAGCACCGCCGTATAGTACGTCTCGTTCACCCGCTGATAGAAACTCTGTTTGAGGGCCGTCATTCGGCGAGAACACAACTTCGCTTTCACCGACAAGCTCCGATACTGCGTCTGGCAAAGAAGCCAAATCCCCAAGATCGACTGTGGCAGAACCGGCTCCAGAAAGAGCTTTTTCCACTTTTCCCACTGTTTTTTCAAGTTCTCGTGCATATCTTCGCTTGTCTTCGGCCTGTTTAGTGGTTTTAGCTGCCTTTTTCTTGGCTGCATTGATGCGTTTCTGCGCCGCGCGTCTTGCACGTTCTTTTGTAGACATCTGATATGTGGCTTTGGGCGCATTTGGGTCTTTTTTTGGCCGTCCGCGCTTCTTTGGAGCTTCTTCAGCCATCAATTACGACTTCATTCTTGGGCGGAAGCAGCACTACACCGTGTACAGCAGTGATATTGTGATTTATTTGATCCGGTGCCTTTGCACCTACGCGATTAAGTAGTGATTCGGCAGCTTTGAGACGTAAATCATCACCTCGTTCGGGGGCGGGATTGTCAATTGTCGCTACAAGCCTGTTCGCAGCCTTTAGGGCGTTCATCGAAAGGATGTCTTTTGTGCGTTCTACTATCTCATCTGCCAGATTTTTACGTAACCACCCTGCAGAACCACGAGAATACCCTGCATCTATGGCTGCAGCAGTGATTTGACCGCCGTTTTCAAACAGTATGTCAAGGAATTTCTCTTGTTGAGGTGTGAGTTCACGCTCTTTTTTACGCTGTTGAGGTAAAAGATTCATTGTTTGTACCAGATGTATTGAGGTGTAGGCCGATGTCCCACCGTAGCCACGCCTTTATCTCATAAAAACAGTGAAGGTGGGAAGGTGTGCTAATGTGTGGAACGAACCTACGCCTATATTATGGGTATATGGCTTACTTTTGTCAACAAAAAAAATTTTATGGCTTGACAATTCCGTAATCCAACTGTATAGTGAGGGTACCACCCGCCGGGGAATAACTATATCCCCGCCAGATTACACTGGGGCACTGTTTTGGTGCCCCCTTTTTTATGTCCGACGCACTGTTTTGTCGGGTCCGGTATCGATTACTTTCAAAAAATAAAATTACGCTGGGGATTACTAGCAGTTATATGGGTACCCCGGGTGGCCCATGCGCGCCCGTGCGGGAGGCCCAATTTTTTCTCGGCGAGAAGGGCTGGAGCTTGCCAGCCAAAACAGTGAACGCCTGAATCCACAACCAAAACACCACAAACGCAAACACCACGCCCGCCCGCCCGTGTATAGCATTTGCCATACACCTAATCTTTAGAGTTTATCGCCGGGATCAGTGGGCATGGCCACACCCGGACAAAAGCTATTCCGATTTATTAAGCGATATCAGCCCGCCGGGATTAAACCGGCCCGGGCATAAAAAAAGGCCCGCCGGACTATGCCAAGCGGGCCAGTTGGTGCCTTACGGCTGGAGGAAACTATTCCTCAAATTGGCGGTCGGGGTGATCCGGGTGGTCGGATGCGAACACGGTATCCATTTCAAACTGCTGGCCATCATCAATAAAGAACCGGATCTCGAATTCATTGCCGCGATGATCCCGGCCCTGCAAGTTGAAGCAGTCCCAGCCTTTGTGCTTGCGGCGGATAGCCTTGAGGATGACTGGCTTCTCTTCATCACGGTTGCGGGACTGGTGGGCGAAAATATCGATCTGCATTTTTCTTCTCCTGTTCACTGATTGGAGCGGGCCACCTCGGCCCGCCCCTGAGTTTATGCCGGAATTATTCGCCGCTGGCAATACGGTATATCTTGCGATATCCCCGTTTCCCATAACGGACGTTGACCGCCTTCGATTCGATCTCATAGCCATGATCGGCCAGATCATACAGATACTGCTGGACGGTGGACGTCTTGAGCTTGACCAGCCCGGCAATGGTCGGCAGCGCGACGAACCGGCCCCGCGACATGATCGACACCATCTCACGGTGCTTGGTTGACAGTGGCCGCTGGTAGTTTTTCCAGAAATCCGGATTACTCGTGGCGGGCTTGGGAGATTCAGTGCCCGCTACTGGCTCGCCGTGCATGTCAGTCTGCACTGACTGCTGCGGTGTCCCATAGATGTCTGCATGTTCGACACCCAGCGCGGCCCGCAGATCAGTGAAGATTTTCAGGCGCTCATCGGCGCGATAGTGGGCTTCAAAATCATCCGCCAGTTTCAAGAGGCGAGTAACGAGGTGGTCTGGTGTTTTGCGTGTCATTTTTCAATTCCTTTCTACCAAATGGCAATGATGACAACGATAAGGATAAGGCACCACAAGATCATCCCGACGGTGCGGTAAACCGTCACGAACAAGCTCACGTTGTGATTGCCTTTCGTTCGTAGGAAGCCCAAAGGTCGGACTCAGTCAGTGCCCGCACAAGGTCTTCCCGTTGGCGCTCAACCTGATGCGCCTTTGCGCCTTTGGTTGAGGTCTTCCGCTCTTTCCCGTCTTCAGCTACCCAAGTCTCGTTGGTGTGCGTAGCCCAGTGGGTCAAAGCGTTATAACCGGCCCACAAGGTCGGCCCCAGTTCGGGCAGTTCTTCAGTGAACCGGTGAAGCAGATAGTTAAGGCGCTTGGCGTTCACTGCCTCTTTCTTGCCGGTCTGTGCGGCAAGGCTGTCATCACGGCAGATCGATGCCGCCAAGATGTCAGAGAAGTCATTCAGTGAAAGCGGACTGGTCGCCCACAGTTTCATGGCGTCTTTTGCGTCACTCCAGAAAGTCAGGCCCGATATCGCTTTTGACGTCATTGCGCCGGTATCAAGTCCGGAAGTGTGCTTGCGCTTCTGGTGATACGCCTTCGAACCGCCAAACACCAAAGTGTTCCGGCAAAGGTCGCGATAGGCTCCAGAGAACACTTGAAAGGCCCACGTCTTGTTGACGCTGTTGAAGATGTCGAACCGGCAGCGGACAAGGTCGCGAGCTTCGCTCACTGATTCCACCATATCGTTAAAAACGACAGTTCGGTGCGCCTTCAGCCCGTTCTCGAAAAGCCGATCTACAACGGTCACATTATCGACAGGAAGCGTTGAGCGGTAAAGCTGGGCCACCTGATCGGCAAACACTACATCGTGGGGCTTGAAGCTGTAGGTCGCATTGACTGGGCACGTCGGCATTACCTCGCCCGTGGCTTCGTTGAACAGTGCCCGGAAGTCCGGCATCCGCTCAGTCTCCACAAAGTCCACATCGTGCTGGCGGTAGGGCTTGCAGGCTTCAATGGGGATCATCCGGATTTTGCACATCTCGTCATATAACGACAGGTCGTCGATGCAGTTGTGCTGATAGGTGATTGTATCCCCGTTCCGGATCACGCCGGTCGTCTCTTCAGTCTGTACTAGATCAAACATGCCATTTTCTCCTTTCGGCAGTGGCTGGCCACAAGCGGCCAGTGATCGAATCATGGCACGGATTTAGTGCCGGTTGAACCCCCGAGGCAAAAATATTTTGCGTCGTCGGGAAAAATGATCGACTGGCCCCGTCGTCTCGCCGCCGATCCGATCCGCCCGCAAGTCCCGCCCCCGAACAAAGAACAGGAAACCATTAGCGAATCCCCGAAAGTTTAGTGTCGCACCGTTTGTCACGTTATGTTGTGCCGATCACGCCAGACGCGCCAAGTGATCGCCTGTAGCTGGTACGGCATGAGGCCGAGCCGTTCCGCTGCTGCCTCATACGCGGCTTGCAAAGCGCGATATTCTTTCTTTCCGATGTTTGTCCGGTCGTCAGTCAATCCGATGCGCTCACCATACGCAATGTTTCTTGCGTGGCCGTCGATTGTCACGTTGAACTCGCCCATGATATCCATAAAGAAGGACGTAATCTTCTGACCTTTCAGCATAGCTTTTGCGCCGTCGTAATCCGGACGCGCCGCCAAGATGTCCCAAGCCTTTTGTTTCATCTTGTTGTAGGTCGAGACTTTCACGGAAAGCATACCGTCGCCCCGGATAAATGCGCCGATCAGCGCGTCAGCATTTTTCACATTGCGTGACCATTTGTTGTTGGGTGAAAGCGCCGCGATGACTGCCGCCACAATGTAAACCGGCACGTCATATTTCAAGGCTATAAGATATGCCGCCTTTTGTGCGTTTTCGTACCACAACAAACCCTCTGCGTGTTGTGTTTCGTCGGCTTTTTTGTAAACACAAGTTATGTTATACATCATGCGCTCGTGATCGTATTGCGTAGCTTTTACTGTCATGCCACCACCTTGATATCGTCGCCAGTGTAAATCATTACCGTATCGTCAGTTTCCACCCATACGCGAGCGCCGCAAGAAAGCGGCTTGTCTGGTGAGTAAACAACGGAAGATGGCCCGCCAATCTCGACGCGGTTAGCGTAATAATTGTTGCGGTATGTTTTCACAGTGATCGCCGGGTCGTTGGTGCCGTTCTTGGCATTCGCCCGGATGACGTGCTGATTTATGTGTATTCGCTTTTTCATGTGTTTTCTCCAAAACAGTGAGCCAACAGGCTAGGGATAATAACCGCCCGGGTCAATGGGTTTTATTTGTTGTCCCTTTTCCCGCAGCCAGCACGACGGACAGCGCAGCGTTACTCTGCCGTATCCCTGTTCTCTGGTCATGGCCGGTTCGCCGCAGTTATCACACCGATAGTCCGGGTTCAGTGTCGTTCGATTTGTCATGGTGTCGCAGTGCTTGTCATTTGTCAGTGTTTGAGATTTGTCACCCAACATCGTCAGGCTCTCCCGGTTCGGCGTAGTCGTACTGCCACTTCAGTTGTAGTTCGTCGTAGTATTCAACGACAGTCTCGCCGTGCTTGTCCATGAATTCCTGACGCGTCATGTACGAGGCGTCCTCTTCCATCTCAATCACCCAGTCCTTTACTCTACCCATCTTCCATCTCCTTCTTCAGCGCCGCCGGTAATGGCGGCTGCATTCACCCAAGTTCTCGGGTCGATTCGATCTAGAAACCACATCAGTCGCGTCATCGCGTGTCCCTACCTTTTTTTCGTAGTTTTCAACATCAGCAACCACCTGATCGATCTTTGTGTATATCTGGTCAAGGTCGCTGTCCATCAGGTCTATATCTTCTAACGCGTGTTTTGCTTGTGTCAAGAAGGCACGGATCACCGTCGTCTGTGTGATCTTTGCGCGGTACAGTTCCCCGCCGCCATCACAGTCGTGGCAGTGGCCCCAGTCCTCGACATCCCCGTCCCGTATGTACGAGACCTTGCCGTAGCCACCACAGTGCCAACAGTGACAAGATTCAACGTGGTTTTCCATTAGCAGTAAATCCTTTCCATGATGCCGCTGACTGCGTGCCACGCAATCCACGCGATGCAAGCCATGCAGGCGAGGCGTATTACGTTGTCCATAAACGGGTCTTTCGCCGGGTCTGTCTCCATCCAGCACGTCAAGATTGTCTTAATCATGTTCACCCCCGTTGCCTCGTCCGAGTCCGCCAAAGTATTGTGGTCTGCGTCTAGCCGTCTCAAAAACACCTAGCGTAATAAAGATGCCAGCCAACAAGATAGCGTGAATCAGTGCGCTAATCCCGAACACCAGTATTGATCCCATCCACGATGAAAATATAATACACCACATCCACGCCAGAACCTGCATAATCATGTGTCGTGTGTTTGTGTCGGGAATATTCGACAGCGGATTCTTTGTGCTGTCCATAATAAGACTGTAGATTTTTTTCATCACTCGTCTCCCTCAAGTTCAACATTAGCCATACAGGTATACAATACAGCCTGTCAACAAAAAAACGGGGCCAGTCGATAAGACCAGCCCCGCCCACTGTTTCAGCACCAACAACAAAGCGCCTACATCATATCTTTTCAGTGCGACCAGCAGATATAAACTGGCGGAGACGGCAATGACACCGAGCCGCGCACTTGTCCCCTTACGCAGTGAAGGAAACTTCGTAAGGGATGCACAGTTTTAACACCACTCTTTCGTATCGGTCAAGCCACTTTTTACATTCGGACTCACTTCTCCCAACATAAATCGCAACCCATCTGGCATAGTCCACACACTGTTTTGATTTTACAGCGTTTCTATCTGTCTCACCTATACGGACAGAAGATACAGGAGCCACAACTTCGTGGCGTCCATCTTTTGACAAAACATAGGGCACAAGATCGTTCCCCTTTCTGTCACGGAATAGCTTAATCTTCTTCATCTATATCCTCGTCAAGAACTTCAATGTAAATATCTATTGCGTCCCTAATAAGATCGGCCACGGCAACCTGTCCACGATTTGTCTTCTGTAGTCTTTCGGAGTGCATGGCTAATCTGTCATACTGATTTGTAGTCATCAAAAGATTATAGGTTTTTGTGTCCTCGTGTATCTTGGCTGGTCTTGGCATCTCGTAACTCCTTTTTGGCTTCGCGTTCAGATTTGTCACGACGTTTGTCTGGCACTACTCTTTTCCCAAACTTAGGTAACTCCCTAGCTATAGGGTTGATTTTATTTATCTTTTTCATAAATATATTTCCCCTACAGGTTACTGTCTCTATTTGGGTAAACGATTTGTCAACCATCGTCAAGCGATATTTGTGTTTGACAGATATTTTTTACGTTGATAGTTTGTCGTTCTGTCTTTGACAAAGAACATGGAGAATACGATGAACTCACCAAGCTGGCTACCCAGCCATGTAGAGTCCCTTGACATACCTGCGTGTACTACTGCCCGCTACGATTGTCCAGCGTGCGGGGCAAAGAATACATTCAGTGTCACGGATGACGGACATCAGCGTAAGTGGTACTGCTTTCATGCGGACTGTAACGTCAAGGGTTACACTGGTATCACTCTGACAAAAGAGTATGCCAAGCGGGCTTTCAAAGCTCCCACCAAGCAGTCAGCCTCTGATCCACCTAAATTTTCAGACTTTGTAATGCCTGACACCTTTGTTTCGGTAGGTAGAAGTCTGGATGCAGAGTTGTATCTTCGCAGGCATGGAGTACACGACGCATACTTGTCGGGTGCTGTGGACTTGCGGTGGGACTTCAAGCGTGGTCGAGTTGTCTTTCTGGTAAAGAATAGGGGTAAAATTGTAGATGCAGCGGGGAGGTTAGTGCATGGAGTTGGACCTAAGTGGTATCGGTACGGTAATAGCCGACATCCTTTTTATTGCGGCACATATGATAGTGCCTTTGTTGTGGAAGATTGCGTTTCTGCTTGCGCTGTTAATCCAGTGGCGACGGGGGTAGCTCTGTTGGGTACAAACTTACTACAGGAACATGTAGATTTTCTGTCCCAGTTCAAGCGCGTGTATGTGGCTCTTGACAAGGACGCCACTGACAAGGCAATTGACATGGTTCGCGTCTTGATGCCTGTGGTGCCGACAAAGCTGACTGTGTTACACACTGACATCAAGAACATTCAAAAGGAGGAACGACATGACTTCTTACGATCCCAACTCAATCGATAAACATATACTTGGGTTTTGTCTCAGCACAGAGTTTTTCTCTGCGGCGTCGGGTATTGTGCATCGTGACATGTTTACCCGCGAGATGCGGGATGTGTTTGACTCGATTTCTTTTTCCCACACAAAGTATGGAAAAGATCTGACCGTCGGAGAACTGTCGATACTGTTCAATGATCGTAATCCTGCCATGCCTGACTCTAGTCGAGAGAGAGCGCAGGAGTTGATCAGTCAGCTTGAACCCGGGAATCCAGAGAACAGCGAACTTCACATGGATATGGTTCGTAACTTCTGGCTTCGTGATCGGGCACGACAGATTGGCGAGAAAGCGATTGAGATTTTTACGGGGGAGAGCGAGGAGTTTGGCGAACTCCGGAAGATGATCGACTCTGTTGAGGATGGTCGCATTTCTGATAAGACCACATACAGTGAGGTAAAGGATGATCTTATCGAACTCCTCGACAAGCACGGCGGAGACAAAGACTTCCCTTTCGAATTCGACCTGATCCACGAAAAGATTGACGGGCTGGATCGGGGGAATCTCGGGATCATCTTCGCTCGTCCGGAGGTAGGAAAGACTACCTTCTGCTGTTTTCTTGCGGCGTCATATGTGCGGCAAGGGTTCAAGGTTGTGTACTGGGCTAATGAGGAGCCAGCCGAAAAGATCAAGTTGCGCCTCATTCAGAGTTACTTTGCCGTCACTCGACAAGAACTTGAGGATCAAAAGCACGAACTTACGCAGAGATACGTAAGAGAGATAGCACCATACTTTCGTATCATGTCCGCTGTCGGCACATCGATGGAAGAGGCTGACGAGTTTATCAAGCTGAATAAACCAGACATCATCTTCATGGACCAGCTTGATAAGTTCCGCATCAATGGTGAGTACAATCGCGGTGATGAGCGTTTGAAGGAGACATATGTCCTTGCACGGGAGATCGCGAAACGAAACAGTGCCCTTGTGTGGGCTGTCAGTCAGGCGTCAAACGATGCACATGATCGTCAATTTATTGACTACTCTATGATGGACAATTCCAAGACTGGTAAGGCCGGTGAGGCGGATATCATTGTGGGTATTGCAAAGACTGGTGGCAGCGATGTCGAGAACACCATGCGATTTCTTTGTATCTCAAAGAATAAGTTGAATGGTTGGCACGGTGCTATCAATACGCAGATCGATGTCCAGAAGGGGGTGTACTACTGATGTTAAAGGTTTTGACATTTGACGTCGAAACTACCCATGTCGAGAAGCCGGGGGGAGGCACGACGCCTTTGCCGTACTTTGGAAACTATCTTGTGTCGATAGGCTACAAGTGGCTAAATAGTGCGGTGGACTACGACTGTTACTATCACTCTACTCAGCCAGCGGATGACGGTGCCTTCTTCCGGTTCCAGTCTGCGCTACATCACGCTGACATTGTGATAGGTCACAATCTGAAGTTTGACATTAACTGGATTCGCGAGTGCGGATTTGTTTACGATGGAGCGTTATATGATACGATGGTTGCGGAATATATACTCGCCAAGTCCCAAAGTTGGCCTCTTAACCTTGCTTCTATTGCAGGGAAGTATGGTGGCACCCAAAAGGAAAAAGACCTTGTTGCGGACTATCTTAAGAATGGTTACACGTTCTACGACATCCCGTGGGAGATCGTTCGAGAATACGGAATAGCTGATGTCATGGCTACTGAAGAGATAGCTATAGAACAGCTAAAAGTATTTGACACTACGTTTGAGGAGATAATCAGTGAGCCTAGTTCCGACACTGAAGCTGTCGCTTGAGATGACAGACACACTCGCCCGCATTGAGCGGGAGGGTATGTGTGTTAATCTTCACACGTTGAGCGAGATTGAGGAGCAGTACAAGCAGGAGCTTGTCGAGGTTGAAGAGGAGTTGAACCTCATGGCCCGTGAGGCTGTGGGTGACTGGCCCATCAGTCTGACGAGTCCGGATCATCGTTCCATGCTGATGTATTCTCGTGTGGTCAAAGATAAGAATCAGTGGAAGGCACTGTTCAATCTTGGCAGTGAGTTGCGTGGTGCCACCATGAAGCCAAAGCAGCGGACCCGCATGTCGGGTAAACAGTTCCGTAAAGCAGTGAGTGATAACACCAAGATATTTTACAAAGCCCGTGGCGAGCAGTGTCCTGACTGTAAGGGTCAAGGCCGCTATAATCCGTTGAAAAAAGACGGCACGGTCGGCAAGGCAGTGCGCGTTTGTAAGACTTGCAGTGGCACGGGTGTAATCTATCGCAGCACGGGTGAAGTGGCGGGCTTCAAGATGGTTCCACGAAATGTGCGTGACACTGCTGCTGCTGGCTTCAAGACAGATCGCGACACACTTGAAGAACGTGCGCTCGAACTCTCAGGGGACGCAAAGTTATTTGCTGAAAAGTACATTCGATACAATGCGTTACGGACTTACCTAAACACGTTTGTGGAGGGTATAAAAAACAATGTTGACGACAACGGCTTCATTCATCCGGAGTTCACTCAGTGCGTTACGGCGACGGGCAGGCTTTCGTCTCGCAATCCTAACTTCCAAAATATGCCTCGCGGCAGCACTTTCGAAATCCGCAAAGTGGTCGAGAGTCGTTTTATGGGTGGAAAGATTATTGAGGGGGACTACTCACAGCTAGAGTTTCGTGTGGCTGGCTTTCTTGCCAAAGATGCACAGGCGTATATTGATGTGCGGGAGGGCACGGACGTCCACAGCTTCACTGCTTCTGTCATAGGTTGCAGTCGCCAAGAGGCAAAAGCTCACACGTTCAAGCCCCTGTATGGCGGTACTAGCGGCACACCGGCCCAGCAGGAATACTATCGTACATTCAAGGAAAAGTACGAACAGGTCGCTGAATGGCACGAGGAGCTACAGAGACAGGCTGTAGAGAATAGGGTTATCACCCTACCCTCTGGTCGTCAGTACGCCTTCCCAGACGCTCGCTGGACGAACTACGGCACAGCCACGCACAGGACATCAATCTGTAATTATCCCGTGCAAGGGTTTGCCACTGCCGACCTTTTGCCCGCCGCGTTAGTGTCGCTACAAAAGATGGTCATAGACGCAGAGATACGCAGTGTGATCTGTAACACGGTGCATGATTCGATTGTTATGGACGCACACCCTGATGAATTTGATACATGTGTCGAGCTAATGAAGACGGCGATGTTGTCACTGCCTTTTGAAACTATGCGTCGTTACGGCGTAGCTTATGACATGCCTGTTGGCATAGAAATCAAGGCAGGAAAAAATTGGCTTGACTTAGAACATGTATTTGGATAATATCATTCTACCACCTGACGAAAAGGAGTTTAGGATCATGGATGGGACAGAAGTAATGGATGTCGAAGATTTCGGTGCGATGGCTAAGGCTTTTCGTAATGATGATGTAGATGCACTGATGCAAATGACTGGACAGGGTGCTGTCCAAAAAGAGAAAGTCGGTTTACCACGACTGAATATAAACTACGAAGCAGAGACGGACGAGGGTAAGCCTCTTGTTCGTGGAACGTGGAAGATGTATCACGAGGGTCGATTTATCTATGCGAGTGATGTGTCTGTTCGACCACTGTTGCGGACTTATGAGTATAGCCTGTGGGATGCAGAGCTTAATGAGGGCCGTGGTGGTTTTGCCGCAAAGTCAGTGCAAAAGACCTCATTCGGCGGGACATTTCCAGATAGCTCTGGCGGAAACAAGTGCGGGCGGTTGACGCGTGAGGAGGAGAATTCGATGGATAAAGATGATCCAGCGTATCTCACGTCTCGTGCTGTTGTCTGCAATCAAGTAATCTATGGACGTATCACTGGAGAATTCACTGATGCGGACGGGGTTGCGGTTCCGGTGATAGACGAGCCAATGATCGCTTACTTCAAGCGTTCAGGTTTCAAGCCTATCGCAGACTTCATCGACGGTCTGACCAAAAAGAACAAGCTAATGGCACAAGTTGTCATGAACTTGTCTACTGCCAAGAACAAAAAGGGCAGTGTTACTTACTGGACTCCCGTTGCCACGATGGGAGATACTGTCGCTATCTCCGATAACGATAAAGACCTGTTTTCTCTCTTTGCAGAGACAGTAAAGGGTCATAACGACAGCGTAATGGCTGATCACCGTGAAGCTTTGAAGTCGATGTCCTCTGATGAAGACGTCGATCTTGCAGCGGAGTTCGGTGATGCTGACGCTGCTTAAAATCCAAGACTTTATGTCGAGGGCACTGCGGGGGGACACTGATGTTCCCCCGTCAGTTCTTGAAGAGTTTTCTGAGGACTGCAAGGCGGCTACTGCCTCTCAACTTACACGAGAGAGGCGGGAGTGGCGACCGCGCATGTCCGGACTCGGACGTCCTATCTGTCAGCAGATATTAGACAGAGATGGCGTAGAGGAGTCTATGGCATACAATACTCTCTTCCGCTTTCTGTTTGGTGATATTACAGAAAGCATAATCATGCTGATCATGAAAGAGGCGGGCGTTGAAGTCGTAGACTATCAGAGGGAAGTTGAGCTTGATCTGAGCGGTGTGCGCGTAAGGGGCACTCTCGACGTGATCCTTCGCGACGAGACCGGGCAGGAGAAGGTGTGGGATATCAAGTCCGCAAGCGACTATGCCTTCAAACAGAAGTTCACTGGCTTTGAGGGATACGAGGGGATTAAAAACGATGATCCGTTCGGGTATGTCATGCAGGGCTTTTTGTACTCCGAGGCGTGCGGTTTACCTTTTGGCGGCTGGATTGTAGTTAATAAGTCGAGCGGGGAAGTCGCCGTTGTTGAGGTTCCGGACTGGTCACAGAGCGACAAGGAAGAGTACCTCAAAGAAGCCAATCGCCGTGTCAAAATGTTGACAGACCCTGCTGTCAAACCTATGAAGCCTTATCCTGACACGTTTGAAACGTACAAGCGTCAGGGCGAAGTCATTCGCACCGGTAATAAAGTATTGGCAAAAGAGTGCAACTTGTGTGGCTACCGCCATCACTGTTGGCCAAACGCACAGCTTTATCCGAAGGTCACGTCTGCGGCAAAGAATCCGCCGAAGGTGTGGTACACTCGTCTAAAGAAGAAGGAACTGTAGGACAATGCCCTACATTTTTGTAAGAGATTATTCCCAAGAACTTTTTGATCTCAATGACACTATGCACCACGTAATTATTGAGTCTCACAAAAAGATTGGGGGAGAGAGAAAGGTGAAGCGGATACGGCAGAGTGATCGCTGTTTGCCGCTAACATTGCGTGAAGACTTTTCTGAACTTGGTAATTTATCTGCAGAGACAGAGGCAAGGGATATACGACTGATAGAAGAAGAAATCAGTAAGATAAGTTCTGTGTCACAGTCAGGAGCTAATGTATGCGTACCACTGAGTCCTTTGACAAACGAATTGGACATCCTCGGAAGACTGTCCCCGAAGGTCGCGGGGTACGTTCTAAGAAGGCTCGGATCGGTAGGAATGGCTCTATGAAAGCTTCTTCAGCCCGTAAGGCAGGCTTTCGTTCTAACATAGAATTATCAGTAGCACGGGCCTTGAAGTCTCTTGGTGTGACTTATGAATACGAAACTAAAAAATTAACTTACGTACCGAAGCCTAAAACGTATACACCCGATTTCTTTTTACCCGATCAACAAATTTACGTTGAAGTAAAAGGGTATTTTGACAAGGGTGATCGTGTAAAGATGCAGCTTATAAAAGAACAATTTCCTGATCACGACATACGTATAGTGTTTCAAAATGCTAGAAATAAGATATATAAAGGCAGTAAGACTACCTATGCTGCTTGGGCCGAACGTCACGGTTTCAAGTGGGCTGAAGGATCTGTGCCAGAGGAGTGGTTAAAATGAGTATGGATGAAGAAAGACGAATAGAACAAGCCTCACTGCTTCCCGGCAGATACTACATTGTATTGAGGTCTGACGAAGAAGATAACTTTTATATCACGGCGTATGACACCACTGAGGAAAAGGAGGATGACAGAGAATATTTGGAAACTGGTGAAGTAATTCTCAGCGGACTTATGGAGCTTATTGAGAATGACTTTGAAAGAGTCGGTCATGCAGGACTAGCTCGCATGAATTTTCACGATGCAAAAGAGTACATCATGGAATCTGTGATTGATGAAGATGAAGACACAGCAGTAGTAGAACGGTTTCCAAATACCAACATCATCAGGGTGAACTTCGGGAGAAAACAGTGATTAAAAACAACTGGAATTTGAATAACTATCAAATGAAGGCCCGCAAGTTCTCCATATACCCTGAGCGTATGAAGATCATGTATCCTGCTCTTGGTCTTGCTGGCGAGGCTGGAGAAGTAGCGGATAAGGTAAAAAAGATTTACCGAGATGGACGCGACGACGCTCGGTTTAAGGGGGACATTGCACGAGAGATAGGAGATGTCCTGTGGTACTGTTCTGCTTTGGCAGACGATTTGGGATTTTCTCTACAACAGATTGCAGAGATGAACATCTACAAGTTGAGTTGTCGTATGAATAAGGGTACAATTGTCGGTGATGGGGATGATCGATGAGACATGAGGAGTATATGAAGAAGATGGCAGAACAAGAAAGTATGGCTAGTATGCAGAGCGCTGCAAATTTGGCATGGGCTAACGGACAGACAGACATGGTCAACAGTCCCCCACACTACAATCAGGCAGGGATTGAGTGCATAGATGCAATTCGTGCAGCCACAGACACTGGCTACGAACACTACCTGCAGGGAAACATAATCAAGTATCTGTGGCGCTATCGCTACAAGAATGGTGTACAAGATTTAGAGAAAGCACGCTGGTACTTAGATAAACTTATCAAGGAGATAGATAATGAATAATATGCTGCCGACACCATACCAGCAGTTTATACACAAGTCTCGCTACGCACGCTGGCTTGACAGCGAACAACGTCGTGAGAATTGGGATGAGACAGTGTCCCGGTACACTGATTTTATGCGTAATCAGCTTTTGGGAAAACATCAATATGAGATCTCAAATGATGACATGTATGATATCCGGCAGGCTATTCTCGGTCAGGAGATCATGCCGTCGATGCGTGCGTTGATGACAGCAGGACCGGCTCTCGCTCGTGATAACATTTGTGGTTACAACTGTAGTTACATTCCGGTAGACAGCCCGCGCTCATTCGATGAGTGCATGTATATTTTGATGTGCGGCACAGGTGTGGGCTTTTCTGTAGAGCGTGAGAATGTAGACAAGCTGCCTGTTATTAGTGACGCAATGCACGACACGGATACCGTGATCAAGGTGGGTGACTCCAAGCCCGGATGGGCTAAGTCCCTTCGTGAGCTTATCGCACTACTTTATGCTGGACAGATTCCTATGTGGGACTTGTCAGATGTGCGCCCATCAGGTGCCCGTCTCAAGACGATGGGTGGTCGGGCGTCTGGTCCCGGACCCCTCAACGATCTGTTTGTGTTTACTGTTGAGATGTTCAGGAAAGCACAGGGTCGTCGCCTCTTCCCGATTGAGTGTCACGACTTGATGTGTAAGATCGGCGAGATTGTTGTGGTCGGCGGTGTGCGTCGTTCTGCCTTGATTTCTTTGTCCAATCTAAACGACGATCAAATGTCACATGCCAAGTCTGGCGCGTGGTGGGAGAATGAGGGACAGCGTGCGCTGGCGAACAATTCAGTAGCCTACAAGGGTAAGCCGGAGATGGGCACGTTCATGCGTGAGTGGCTGGCTCTGTATGACTCCAAGTCAGGCGAGCGTGGCATCTTCAATCGTGAGGCTGCAGACGTACAGGTAGGTCGCAACAACCGCCGTGAACAGGGGCACATGTGGGGCACTAACCCCTGCTCTGAAATAATTCTTCGCCCGTATCAATTCTGCAATTTATCAGAAGTCGTGGTGCGTGAGGCGGATGGGCTTGAGGACTTGAAACGTAAAGTTCGTCTCGCTACGATCTTGGGCACACTGCAGTCTACGCTCACTGACTTCAAATATCTGAGGAAGGTATGGAAGACAAACACAGAAGAAGAACGCTTGTTGGGCGTATCCTTGACTGGTATCATGGATCATCCCGTGCTTTCAAAAAACGTGGACTCTCCGCGCTGGTTAAACGAGATGCGTCAAGTCGCCATCGATACAAACAAGGAGTACGCGGACAAGATTGGTATTCCTCAGTCGGCTGCTATCACTTGTGTAAAGCCGTCGGGTACTGTATCGCAACTGGTGGACGCTGCAAGCGGCATTCACGCTAGACATAATGACTACTATATACGCACAGTTCGCGGGGACAACAAAGACCCCCTGACACAGTTTCTCAAGGAACAGGGCGTATACAATGAGCCTGATGTCATGAAGCCGGAGTCAACTACCGTCTTCTCATTTGCAATGAGGTCACCGGACGGGGCAGTTACTCGTGATGCCATGACAGCCATACAGCAGCTTGAGCTTTGGAAAACATACGCTGTGAACTGGTGTGAACATAAACCATCTGTCACTATTTCTGTGAAAGAACATGAATGGATGGAAGTTGGTGCGTGGGTGTACGAAAACTTTGACGTAGCCTCGGGCGTGTCATTCCTTCCGCACAGTGATCACACTTATCAGCAGGCACCGTATCAGGACATCGAAGCAGACGAATATCTGGAATGGAAACAGAGAGGTTCGTTTGAAATAGATTGGGATGCGCTGTCTGAGTATGAGCGTGAAGACAATACATCCGGCTCACGAGAGCTTGCGTGTATGGCTGGCGTGTGTGAGGTAGTTGATCTCAATGCCGCCTAAGTCCAAAAAGAAACCTCCCCTCGTATGGAAGCGGGGGGAGGATTACATAATATTCAATCCGCCACGAAAGTCTGAACAGCAGGAAGAGTGGCAAAAGGTGAAGGAAAAGCACAAGAATGATTGAAGTACAGATCACGGAAGAAATGGTCGAAATCGCGAAGCAGAAGTCTCGCGAGATGGGGAAGCTCAAAAACTCTATCCTCAAGGGGAAAGGTAACGTGAGCGGGTTTATCGGTGAACAGATCGCCCTTCAAGTGCTGGGCGGAGAGTGGGCTAACCGTGAAGGATGCTCTTATCAATACGACATGATTCTTCCTGACGGTCGTACTGTAGACGTAAAGACAAAGCAGCGTGGGGTTGCCCCCCAGCCGCATTACAACTGTTCAGTGTCTAACTTCAATCCAGATCAGAAGTGTGACTTGTACGGTTTTGTAAGTGTACTGAAGAATCGTGAAGGGGAATATCTAAAGGGGTGGTTCCTTGGGATCATACCAAAGCAGGAGTTCATGGATAGGGCCACGTTTGCAACGCAGGGCACACACGATCCTTCAAATAATTTTAACACTCCTGCATCGTGTTATAACTTGACGATTAAGGAGTTACAAAATGTTCAAGGCATTGGTGACGATATGCTCGGTATATCTTCCTGAAGGTCCGTGCTACAACTTTGAAGATATTACAGGACTAAAGCCCACCATACAGGCTTGCAGAGAACGTCAACAAGAAATGATGACGGGTATAATGGCTGTACCCATGCCGCTTCCTGCTCCGTACACAATATCATTCCAATGTCTTCTGGGGGAAGAAACATGAAAGCCAATTTATTCGCTTTTAATATATATTTGAGACAAGACGGTAAAGTAGAACTTGAAAAACAGTCTGTTCGTCCTGATGAGCTACAAAAAGAAATGGACGCGGGAGTGCCCGATTATGACGGCGCACACTCCATCGCGTCCCTTCTTAGATATGTCAACTCAATGACTGATGAGATGATTGATAAATCGTCTAGCTACGTTTAGCCACTACGTTTAGCCATAGCCTTTTCGATTGCAATACCTCTCTTTTTTTCGTACTTAGAAAGTTGGCCGTCATTATTTATGTCGGCCTTTTCTTTGTTTTTAAGCTGTGGTTTTCTGTTTCCACCATTCTTAGCGTATACTTTACTCATTTTACCTATCTCCGAAAAGTAATTCGAATCCTTGTTCAGTGACGTCAAACACGTTTGGAAGGAACGGATCTGTCAGACCGATATCAGAGTCTAACTGCATTTCTTCTATCGCTGCTTGAACTTCATCTTGTGGCACGAAACTATCTGCACGACGCTCTCTGCGGATATACTCGCGAGATGTCACGGACAGAACTATTGTAGACAGTGTCCTGACATCAGCCTCTGATACGAGCTTAGGATCATCAAGCAGCAGAAGCATAATCCTGTTAGCTTCTTTGTTCTCTGCCGCTAACTGGAATGCGCTTACTTCCATGTCCTGCAACATACGAAATGCGAACTCGGCACCAACGTAGGTCGGACTGACCATACCTCGTGCGATGTTAAATGCACGGCTGATTATTTCGTTCGGGCTAATTCCTCGAACGATGCCCTGTGGGGTAAACCTCTCAAGCGAACGTCCCTCTGCGTACAGAAGCATTTCTGCCATGTCCCTCAAGAAGGTATAGTGATCGTCGTCTTCAAGGACTAACCTAAGTGTCTTTTCAATGTTTTTATCTTCCAAGTCTCCGAGAAGTGTGACAGGGTTGATCATGGTATTGATGGTGCGTTGCGATCCGTCAAAATATTTGTAAGTGCCTTCCGCTCGGGTGCCCGCCCGTTTTAACAGTCCGTTTGTGACCATATATATGGTTCCGCGTTTGAAGGACTGCAGGGCTTCCGCCTCAGTCATGCCTTCATTTTCTCGCATGATGCCAGTTACAAATCTATCTCGTAATGCCTCAAAAAGAGTTGCATCGTAATTCACAACGTAGTTCTCGTAGAACTGCAACGGGTCCATAGTGTCCGCAGCCTTTTGCATCTGGCTCACTGCTTTGCCCTCAATGTCAAGAGATTCACGGCCTTCATCAGCAAGCCTGCCAGTGCTTCTGTTGAGTTTTTCTACGAATTCTTCGTAAGCCTTACGAGCGGCAGCATCTGTTTCGACGAGATCTACGATATCAGTTTCCGCCGTTATCATATCTTCCATATCAAACCAGTAGGTATCGATCTCATTCCCTTCTTCGTCGATAACCTTTATGCGAATATTCTCTTTTAGTTCGCGTACATTTTCAACTCTTTTGAAGTTATAGCTTCCAGAAATTCCCTCGTCGTCTACTTTTACTTTTCCAAGACGATCTAATTTAATTTTTGCAAGCACTTCATCGTTTACTTCATCGCCCCAGCGACTTTGGATACCGTTTCTTAACATCTGTCCAATACGCCTAAAAGAGGCTTCATCGTTGTACGGAAGCCGCATATCAAAGACGTAAATAGGCTCATCTCCTTCGTAGTCTATATCATCTGCCCAGTACCTATTGAACCCGTCCATCTCCAGAGCAAAGTCATTAAAATCATCACGAGTTCCATAAGAAACAGCCCTACTGGCAGATCTGCCTATTTTATTGTGCCATGTGTGGGGCATCTCATTAACCCCGTACCGACGCCGGTAAACTCCCGGCTTTTCAAGATCAGTGCGTGACGTGGCTGCAGACACGACGTCACCATAGCTACCCTCTGACTGTATGGGATCAAACTTCAACTCTTTATATCTTTTACGAGTATCGTTCAAGACATTTTCTGCGCCCGGAATGTTAGATATCTGATCGTCGATAATTATCATAAGATCACGATACGGTTTAGCCGCCTCGTCACCCTGAGACTTTGCGATGCGTTCACCTTCGTTGCGAAGATGCCTGTAAAGTTCGTCAGCATCAAACGCGCCTGCTGCAAACGGATCAAACTTTTCTCCTGCTTCAGATTGTGACCTGTAAAACGCAAAAGCTATTTCAGAGTAAGACGCATCTTCGCCTACAAATATGCCACCATCATCGACGCTTTTGTTGGGTACAATCTTTCCGTCTGCTGTCAGCACTTCTCTAGTAGTGGCTCGCTGTATAAATTCATTGAAATCGTCGCCAAAAACTTTACGAAGATTAGTCTCTGCTATTCGTTCCATTGCAGCCCGGGCGTACTTGCCACTGCGACCACGGAAGAAAGCAGAGTCAGCACCAAAAAATTGTTTAATACCGCTCTGGTTCATTTCGGCCAATCTATTGATCATTTCTTCCATGATCGGGGCTAGATCTACCGTTTTATCTCCTAGCAGCTTATCGGCAGTTTCGTACACCTGCCGTCCAAGTAATTCAATTTTTTGATCACGGAGATCAACTAATTCTTCTGCAAGTCGTCCAATTTCTCTGTCATACGCAGGCGTGCCTTTAAGCCTCTGCACTTCAACTACCTGAGCGTCCAGCTTTTCTCCGAGAGTATTAATAGCACTGACGAGAATACCTCTTTGGATTTCAACGTCCTCCATAGCCCCCGGAGTGAGCTTGATTTCAAGATCAACAAGATCTTTAAGTGTGGCTGACGCCTCCTTGCTGCCGGGATTAGCCATAACATCACTCTTGTATTTTTCCAAAAGCTCAAGATATTCCCGCCTACGATCTCCTATATTACGCTGCAAGCCGTCTGCAGCGGCGTTGAAATTTCTCACATACTCGGCTAGATATCCTGAATCTTGAATGTTGACGCCTGCTTTTTTGGACATAAGCTCGGCTAATTTATCCATGCCGAGTTGTGCAGCCTTCAGACTATTCTCAGCCTCAAGTTGAACATCCACAGCCTTTGACAAGTTCTTAATACCAAACTTCCCTATACGAGCCTGTTCAAAGGCTTGCAGGGGTGCAAGTCCGGACGCATACGCAAAAGACAGTGAGAAAGCCTCTACAGCCTCGTCGTAAGCTCCTGATTTTCTGTCAGCTTCATTGTCAAACTGTTTAAGAACACGCGAACGAACTTTACCGTACTGCTCAAGACTCTTATACACAGCATCAAGACCCTCTTCACTGAGGTTCTCAAGAATGTTTGCGGCTTTACCGAAAGCAGCCAAGTCATCTGCATTTAACTTTCCACCGAGAGCCTCGGCTATATCCTCATACTTTCTATTAACAATAAGACCGCGAGGTAGTAAATGAAGGTCTTCAAAGAAGCGAGCGGTAGCCACTGCGGCTGGTTTTACCCCTGTTACGTTACCAAGACCTCCTGCAACGAAACCAGTGACACGGGCGACGGGACGGCCAAATATAGCAGTGGTTATAGCGCCCACTGCGGCACCCCCCTCGGGAGTCCAATCGGGACCAAACATTGCGGGGATGTAGCTGTATCCGAAAGTTTGACCTGCAGTAACAATCATTTCATCCGCAAAGACTGCTCTCTTGAACACATCTTTAGGAAGAAACTTTCCTATACCCCTGTTAAAATTCAGTGAGTCAAAACGATTGTTGAGAAAATTACGACGTTCTATTGCCTCGTCAAGGGTCATCTCAACGTATTTTTTATCGTCTCCCATGACCCTGATCTTAGAAGTACCGCGTATTCCGTTGGCTTGTGCTGTCCCAATACTTGTGTCAAGATGTTGAATCTGTTTACTGACTCTTTCAAGAGAGCGCTCTCTTTCTACAACGGTTCTTGCGTCGGCTATTTTACCCTCATAGCCAAATCTTCTGGTCATGAGGTTGCCGATGTTGCCTCTGAACTTGCGATAAGCGTATCCAAACTTTCCTGCCGTATTGTTTATTTCATAGTTCGCAAGGGCCACACGGGGGGGAACTTGAAGATCACGCTCTGGAATCAAACCCTTTTTCTTTAAGTCTTCGTATTTTTCAAGCTGTCTTTTTCCGAGTCTAATGTGGCGACCAGCCAATACATTAGAAATAAGAGTGTTTGGCACGGCGAATGACGCAAACTGCTCTAGCGTACTGAGTTCACCGAATCCGTAGTCGAGGATAGCATCTGCAGCCTCGTCAGTGATCAGAGGGATGTAAAGACGGTCGCCTGTTTCCTCGTTAAGAAACGGACGATAGTTGTCCATAAACTCATCTTCACCGTATTTTTCAATGTATTTTTTGATGAAGAAATCATTCATGCCATCCCCAAAAGTAGGAGAAAGACCCTTATTCTTCATGCGCCTTTTTACACCCGCCATTTCTTGAGCGATCATGGGGCGAACTTTATTGAACTCAATAGAAAAAGCTTCATTGAAGTCGGGCGCTTCTGGGTCGTTAGACGAGGAAGCTTTGACTGCTGATACAAAGGCGGGGGCTAGATACTTTGAATAGATCACTGCCGTTGTTGGGAAGCGCACGCCATCCTTAAGAAAGTCTTCAGTGTCAAATCCGAATTGGCGCAAAAATCCGGTCTGATAGTAGTCACTCAAAAGTTCTTGAACGCGGGGATCTACTACGTGTCCTTTAATAGCCTCATTGAGTTTGATGCGATTTTGTGCATACTCAACACCGGCCTCGTACTCTGACTGTCCAAACAGACCGAGTATAGGCTCACGTTTAGATAGTGAACCCTCTGGTATGCTGACCACTCTTTTTTCAGTGGTGGGATCAACGCGAGTAAGAGGAATGTTTGCAAACTTAGCTTGAGTTCCAGCTTTTCTGTTTTCCGCAGCGATCAAATCAGACAGAGCGGCTAGATCTCTTTTGCTGCCGTTACGCGCTCTATCAAGAACTTGAGATCTAATTGGCTTGCCGCCAATACTGTCAGCGCCGCTTTCAAGAAACTCTTCTAATGTAAGAGGATCTTTTTCAACTCCAAAATCCCCAGCAGCGGCGGCTTCTTTCTGGACAAGTTCACGAACAGCTTGATCTGTAGTTCCCGGAAGAGGAATGGACGAGCCGATACCAACTCCCGATATCTGTGCCAGAGGTTCACGCGGTTTTCTGTCTTGTTGTTCCATGTTTTACATAGTCTCCACAGGCACAAACTTTCCGCCTTGTAAGATGAACATACCGTCTTCTAGTTCTTGTGTGCCACGATTCTTGATCGGGAACCCGATGTCGTTACTTCCGGGTCCAGCACGCTGATGTGTCTCAGGAGAAAACTCTCCTTCTCTGAGAACTATGTTAGGGTTCGGTGTAAATCCTAATTCCGAATCGTCTGCCACTGCTCCCTCTGGAAGTTCAGGAGCCGGTGGTTCTGCGTCCGGAAGAGGACGCGCCCTCGGTCTGCTAGTTGGACCTCTGGCTGCACGAGTAACCCCCTCTTCTGTACCCGATCCCGGTTCGCCCGGAAGGATGTCTCTTTCAGGATCAACTGGGCGCTGTGGGCGAGGCTTTACCCGACGACGTGGATCTCCTCTGCGGGGAATGTTGTCTGGATCAAGCACTACATCTTCTTCGTCTTGTCCTCCGCGAAGACCGCGAATGATGTCTGCTTCTTCGTCAGTCAGACCGGGGAACTCTTCTTCAGGAAGCGGACGTCCCTCATCTCTTCCCATAAGACCTGTGCCTGTTACTGGCGCTGGTCTCTGCCGCAATCTGAATCGGGCATCGTTTTGTGCCTGTTCAGAGGTGGTGGGTATGGAGGAGCCTGTCGGGTCTCTTCGATAAGTTGGTCCGCGACCTTTCATACCCATTAGGGCAGGGTCATCCTCTCTTTCCGGAACTGCCGGAACTGGACGACCTGCAGTATCTACAGTCGGATTAGGTCGTGCCACCATCTCACTACGTCTGACAAGATCTTCTACGGCTACTGGTGTGTATTGTGTTCTGCCGTCATCAAGAACTTCTTTAGTAAATAACTGATCGTCTCCGTTGTCATCTTTAAGTGCGTCAGTGCTGGTGGCATCTTTATAGCGCCGATACACAGGCTCGTTATTTGAAGTAAGGAAGAACTGGTCGATCTCATCATTCATGTAGCCCATTGTGCCGATGTTACTACCATCACCAAGCTGCCCTTGACGCGAGATGTAATCGTAAGATACCGCTGCATCAATGACTGCTTTTGACTCTGGGGTCATAGCACGTCCATCTCCTGCACCGTAGGTTACAAGAACTTGCAGCTTTTTGAATCGGTTTTCGAACTCTTTAGCCACAACTCCAATTTTCTGAAGAACTTGTCTTACGCTATCTGTGTCACTGCCTAGACGCTCTAATTGTTGTCGCACGTCTTGGTCCGACAAACGACCCGATGGATCGGCAGCACGAGCCATCTTAAATGCAAGACCGATACGCAGAGACATGATCTGTGCAAATGTGACGTCTTTTCCCTCTGACTGTGCGTCCAGAGCTTGCGCGTCTGTTATTTTCTGTTGTAATTCTTCAAGAAATCCAGACGTAATGCTTGTATTAGGATCTGACCCCAGACTGATTGCAGCCCTCTGCCCTTCACTTAGCCCCAAATTATCCAAGAAGCCCAGATCGTTACCGATAGACAGGACTGTATCACCCACGAAACGTAGTGCGTCACGGAACTTTGAGTAAGCGACAGAATCCTCAAGCTTTACCACGTTAACAGCGAGGGTATTCAGGCTTGTCATTACAGCAAAGTTATCATCCATCTCCGTTTTCATAAGACCAAAGTTAGCGCCCTGCGAAACTTCGGTGCCGTAGTGTAATTTAACAACGTAATCTTGTGAGTCGCCCGCCTTGGTGACAATTCTATAATTACCCGTTCGGCCATTAGCTCCCTTGTATATGGTGCTGCTTCCGCGATCAATGAAATGAGGATAAAGCATGTACACGCCGCCCTCAAAAGTGCCGCTGGTGTTATACTCCGATAGGATATCTAGCGTATTAGCGTATTTCTCTTGGCGACTTCCATTTTCATCACTAATCTGTTTAGTTAGACCTTTTCCCGGAGCTAACATGCCAATCCGAGGAAATGCTGCCCCCAGATTAATACTGTTTTCCAGCATCTGCATAACATCGTCGTCTGTTATGTCAAAAATTTGAATGTGTTTTTGAAACTCATCGAATGTCGAAAAGGGATCATTCGCCGCAAGAAGACTGCCAACGTTCATGTATGACTTCTCAAGTGCTTCTTGATTGGGATTTCCTTCGAAAGAAATAGGCCCAATAAGAAGACTTTCACCGCCTTCATCGTCTGATTTTTTGGCCTTCCACAGACCGACAACCTTCATGTCTGGGTTGGCCTCTTGGAGACTTGCGCCGTTTACTTCATTTACTGATTTTGTTTTCTGGCCCGGGTTGGCTGATCTCACCAACTCTCCGATCTCTTGCCAGTCACGCCACCACGAAATAGTATTTTCGTCAAACAAAAATATTTGATCTTTAGGAGAACTCATAGCGGCCCTGTTTTGCGCCGCTATGGACTGTTCTAACATGTTAGACACTTCGTAGTAAGCGTTCGGATCAGCAATGTATTTAAGTTTCGTTACGTCGTCACTCATGTGACGGCCCACCTCTGCAAAAACAGCACTGCCAATTGAGGCATCATACTTTTGAGGGCGCTTGATATTGAACCCGATTTTGTTATCTCCGGACCCCACATAAAATTCAAAATCAGAGAGATCATCCATGATCCCCGACAACTTGCCGATATCAAGTTCAAGCTCCGGGGAGCGTCGGCCTAGAAGACCTACACGGGGTCTGTCAGCTACTTCCTGCCTTGCGGTTTGTAGCATGTCACGCACAGCGTTGACGCCCGCTACTGATTTTTCATCTGCGGGCTTCATGGCATATTCAGTGAGTAGGGTCTGAACATCGTCAATTTTTTGTTGGTCTGATTGTCGTTTTTCGTATTCCCGCTCCATGTTGCGGGTCAAACCACCTATCAAACCTGTGGCAAAAGCTGCGCCGATACCCATTTACTTTTTCCCCTTTGAAGTCAAAAAGTTTTCTTCTGCAGGTGCTTGTGGAGCGGTCCCCCGACGAATCCCCTCGTTAAGTTGTTCACGGATGAATGAGAACATGCCCGGATTGTTTTCTTTCAACATGCGGAAGAATGTTTCGTCGTTCATTTCATCTTTTGTAAGCTCGTCATCATTTTCAAAAAAACGATAAGGAATGCCTTCTTCTTCTGCCATGTTTGCAATATACAAAGCTAGTGGACCTTTTATCAAAAGACCCACGTCGGGACTGAAGCCCCCCTCAGAAAACTTTTGAAAGATATAGCCCTCTACCAGCGCCTCTACTGATGCGCCGACAAGGAGAAGTTTGAAAAGTTCTTGTCTTGTTCTTTTCTGTTCGAGAGAATTCTTTGCCTCTTCGAACGCTTGTTCCGGGTTGACTACGGCTGGAGGTTGACCCCACGGCCAACGACTGTTATCAGAGATCAAACCGTATCCCGGAGGAGCCATAGCGAAGGGATCTTTAGCTTCGACAGTCCCCCTCATTGGCATTTGATCGTCTATCTTCATCAGATATTAACCCCTGTCATCTTAACTTTTTCGCTCTGTCCTACAGATTTTGTGGGCTGTACCACAGCGAATCTGTCTAGTAATTCTCTGACTTGACTATTTCGAGCCGTGCGTTGAAGGTTTTCCACTACACTGCGATACAGTGGCATTTGAAACTCAACGGGATCTATCGCACGCGGCGCTTGCGCCCCGGCGGTAGAAAGAGGATTACCACGCACCAGTTGTGTTACAGGTCTATTTTGTCGAGGTGTGGGGGCGGCTTTTTGGAACGGCCTTCTATCTCCCGGTTTTCCCGATATACCTTGAGCTTCCAAAAAAGCCGATGCCCCAGCACTGATAAAGCTCTCGGCCTTACTGGAACTGGCAGCTTGACTAGCAGCGGCAGCACCGCCCCCGCCACCTGTAGCTGATGCCAATAGCGGCAGTGCGATTGCAAGTGCGTTACCTAAAGGAATCATCCCGGATTATCTCCCCCCTGAGATGTGCCCGCAGCCCAAAGTGCCAGCCAGTTACCGATACCCATCGCCAGATTATCTTTTTGTTCCTGTTCGTACAGGGACTTTGTATTTGCAAATTCCATCGCCATAATCCCGATCTCGTGCTGTCGTTGTAGTGCCGACTCACTCTTTTGAAAGTTCCAAGCGGCGTTATCGCGGTACATTTGCCATAAATTGTTAAGGGCGGTCTGGCTTACATTCAGTGCGTTTTGCACATTAATTCTATTGTTTTCATTCTGGATAGCTGTGTTCGCTGTGTTTACTTCTCTGCGCCACTGGACGTTTGACTGATCAATGGCATACTTCATATTAGCGTTAAATTTATTACGAGCGTCACGCATGGTGGCATTAAATTGATTTTGAGCGTTAGCTTCACTGGTATTTGCCTGTTCGATAGCGGCGATGCGATTGGCGTTTGCCGTTTCTACTTGGGATTCTAGTTCGGCAAAAAATTCTTCGACCTGTAATTCATTCTTGGCATTGAACTGCTGACGAGCGTTATCTTCTGCGGCATCTTTGAACATGGCCTGTGTCAGCGCATTGTACTCAAGTACATTCGACTGCTGCTGTGCGTCCATGTTTTTTGTTTCGGTGGCAAGAAGGAGTTGTGCGTTTGTAACACCGGCCTTGAGACGGGCGTTCAAATTTGCGGTATCCATAGAGGCTTGAACTGCCGCATTCTGCAGCGCAGCACGCTGTCTGTTTGTCAAGTTTGCAAGTTGAATCTTTGCGGCTGCATCAGCATCTTTGGCGGCGATCACAACCCCCGACTCTAAGACTGCCTGTGTCATGGCCGCAGCAGCCATAGACGAACTGCCGAGTCCTCGTGCCTGCATTATGCCGGATATTTTACGGGCTGCGGGGGAAGCCCACGGAGGTAGTGGTTTACCCTCTTCGATACTGCCCATAAGCTCAGAAAGCTGATATCTAACCGTCGCCTGCTCATCAAGTGGCTCAGTAATCGCTTCCGCGATAGCGCCCTCAGACAGCGTCCCCTCTTCGAAGTTGACGGTTATGTCTTCATCAATTTTAGCTACATCTACTTTTGAGTCTTGTACTTTAGGCTCAAGCGTCGCGGTAGCCCCCACTTGTCCGAGCGCTTTAACGGGCCTCCCCGGGACATCGACACTAAATTCCGGCAGATCTGTGTCTACTTGAGATGTACCAGCCTGCTCCTCATCGACAGTAAATCCTGTCTGTACTGCCTGCATTGTTCCTGCTGTGACACTTGGATCTGGAATTAAAGCGTCTGTTACTTTAGGGACAGATGTGGACACGTTACCCGCTTGTTTGCCGATCTCTGTCATGAGATCAACGTCGGTGTTAATAGCTTTCCCTCTATCTGCCATATCAATTCATTCCCATAAATACTGTGACGACCATAGCCACAACTAGAATCGTGCTACCCATAATCATCGCCTCAAGCCGCCACATGCGCTTGTCGAGGGCGTCGAGTTTCTCTTGCACAGCAGCATAACGGATAGCACACTCCTTCTCGTGCGCTTCGAGTTCCATCTGGGTTTTGAGTACGGGTTCCATCGACAACTTCATTATTCAGCTTCAAGTGCTGCGACTTTTGTCTCAAGTGTCTCAATCTTGGCAATCGCCTCTTTTAGTGCGCCGGTCAACAGCGGCACTAGCCGACCAGCATCCATTGCCTGATATATTGGGTTGTCTTTATCATCCACGGCATTTTCTGTGCCATTAACAGCCTCTGGCACAACAGTCTGTGCTTCGTGGGCAAGGAAGCCATCCATAGTAATGTCAGGGTTTGAGATGAAGTTGAACCGCTTTGGTGCAAGTGCTTTCACACGGTCAATAGACCCGGTCATGTCGGCTACGTTTTCTTTTAGTCGAGCATCCGATGAAGTTGCATAGTTGATGTTGTTACTATCTGAAAAGTAAACACCGCCACCTGTATGGGCGTCAGTGTGATCTACGAATCTAATCGCCGCACCGGAACTATTGTTGACACTGTTTTCTAAAACCAGACCTTGCTCCGCAGAACCATTAAAGTTGACGTGCAATTTGCAAGGGAGATTAGTAGAGGTTTCATTTATTAGTAATTTCCCGGCGGTATCCAGTCGCATCCTTTCCGTATCACCACCAGAACGGAAAATGAGATTGCAACTGTTTAAGGCTTGGCCTATGCCAAAAATAGCTGCACCTGTCGTGCTGCTTCCCGCTGAAAACTTGATGCCAGCACCGTCACCGGCTGTTGTGCCGGGATTGTGAAGCCTAACCGCATCTGCCTGACCAGAGCCGTTTGAACCACCGTTGTCGATGTGCAGGAACGTAGAGGGGCTGCTCTCATTGATGCCTATAGCTCCTCCGGATGATATACGCATCCTTTCAGTATTGCCTGTGCCAAACCGCAGTTCACCACTTTCACAGTTTGAGATGACCGCACTTGTTCCTTGCAAGGCAATGCCAAGACCTCTATTTGAACCTGATGCTGGGTCGGAAAGTTTGAGACATGCCCCATCACTATCGTTGATGTGCAATAGTGTGCTGTCAGAACTTACAGATAAACCCGCAAGCGAACTGTCCAAAGTCGGACTGTTAGTGCCAACACCAACAGCGTCAGCACTGGCATCAACAAACAGCATGTTTGCGTTGTTGTCAGACTCAACACGGAAGTCTATGCTTTGTTGGTCTTCGTTGAAGACTACTTCCGTATTGGTAAAGTCTAATACATTACGAGCCGTGCCACCCTTCATCACGCTCATTTGAAAGCGACCATCCTCGCTGCCATTAGCGACAGTTTGACTTTGCGTTAAAATTTTTACAAATTCTGTAGCGTTACCGGCAGCATCATCTGCTTTAAACACAAGTGAGCCTGTGAGGTCGTTATCAGCAGGACTGCTGGAGTCTCTTACTAAATCTAAGACTGGCCCTACACTTGCATCTGCATCCGTAGATGTCAGCGTAAGCTGCGTAGTGTTGTCCGCAGTCGTAATCGTCTGACCGCCGGTCAACAGGTCTGCTAGTTCTCTTGCACGTGTCATTCTCCGGTCTCCAGTGTTTCAATACGGGTTGTCAGGGCAGCAGTCTTTACTTTTTCAGCATCAAGTTCTGTCTTGAGTTCTTGGATGGCCTTAAAGGCAAGAGCAACCATGTGCCCATAGTGAACGCCTTCGGGTATGTCGTTGCCGTCATCATCTTGACTGTAATTTACAAATTCAGTCAGACCCGCATCGTGGACTTCTTCTGCAATCAACCCGCCAAAGACAGTTTCGCCATCATTGACGCCCTTGTAAGTCACAGACCTCAAGTTCAATACATCAGAAAGACCGTGAGTGGCGTCTGTTATATTTGTTTTGTACCTACGGGATGACGTTGATTTTTGAAAATTGTTGCCGCCTGATATAAACAGGTTTGCCGAACTTACCGTCGTATTACCGGCAACTCCTGACGAGTTGATTCCGTTGACGGTAAATTGGACCCTTTCTGTGCCTGAACTACTTCCCGGCGTTCCACCTGAACGAACACTCAACACGCCATCTTTAGCGAAAAGAGCGTATCGAGTATTACTGCTGTCAAAAAACAAACGACAGCTATCTGCAGCATCACCCTCGTCTCTCACTAAAAACAGACCGTTTGCACCATTAGCTGAAATTGATAGAGGTTGTGTCGGAGAAGTTGTGCCGATACCGACGTTGCCACTGCTGTCGATACGCATAGCTTCAGTATCATTTGCACGGAAAATCATGTTGTTGTCGCTGTGCGTATATTGAATACGCCCGATGTTCGTGTCGCCGCTGTCAATGAAATTAAGGTTGCCCTCGCCGCTTGTGCTGCTGCAAATCGACATGCCACAGTTGCCGTTGTTTTCCAGAATAAGGTCGTCGGCGTTTGCATTGACGCTGGAGAGGCTGGCATCGCTGGTGCGGACGTGGAGAGTGCCAAGAGGTGCCGTCTCACCTATACCGACTTTGCCATCTTGATCTATTCTGACCCTTTCTGTTGCACCATCAGACCCATCAGTATTGGTTTCAAACACCAATGCAGTGTCGTTGCCGCCAGCACGATCAGCAACAATTGCAGCCACTTCTCGGTCTGAGCCAGCATCCGTTGTACGCTTGAAACGAATACGACTTTCATTACCACTTGTATTGTCGGCTTGACTGATTGTAAGAGCGTTAAATTCACCCGACGATGACGAAGATAAAGTTGCACCGCCGCTTGCTGTGACTGCGCCAGTAAGAGTGGACGTGCCGCTAACACTTAAATTTCCGTTGTTGATGTTAAAATCTGCATCAACGTTGCCGCCGAACACACTGAACGTATCGTAGACAACAATCTCTACTTGGTCGTTTGCAGACAGCGCAGACAGACCGCCGATAGTGTTGGCTGTCGTGGTGTTGTAGTCCGTACCTGCAACCAGTGCTACACCGTTGACCGACACATCTACGAACTCACCATCGTTGAAGGTAAGCGTACCACCAGTGGTCATGGTGCCAGAGATAGATGTCTCACCCCCGCTGGCAGTCTTGTAGTATCGTTGGCGTGTAGCCTGTGATGGTGTCTTACCGAGATATGGCATTTACTTCTCCTACTGATGCATCAGTCGGCTTACTCATAATGTTTTATCTTTAGCCGCTTCGGCTTCTTCATTTCGCGCTGCCGCAGTCTTCACAACCTCAAGCTCATAGGCTTGCGCTACCTGTGCATCTTCACCGGTGGCGATGGCTACATTGTTGGCATTGCAGTGCTTGATCAACTTGTCGATGATCTCATCTTTCGCAATTTCAGCACGATGTTTTAGAGCATTGTTAGCCCAGTCTTGGACAGACACAGCGGCGTATTGCATTGCGCTGTTTTCCGCATCCGAAAGAGTAATTGTGATATCCGGCATTGTATTTCTCCTGTTAGCCGATGAGGAATGCATACATACGATTGAAGTTAGCGTTGCCATGAACTGAACCGCTGCTCTGAACCACAAAATCGATGTAATCGTTGGCTGAAAGATTAAGTATGTCGTGGGCAGAAAAATTGTCGTTGCTGCCGCTTGCTTCCTGCGTTTGACCACCCGCCACCGCCGCGCCATTTATACGAATTGCTATTTGTGCGCCGCTGCTATTCCCTAAATGATGAAAACCGACGAAATATGCACCCGCGACAGGTACAGTAATCCGGTCACTTGAAGTGGTCATTGCTCCACGAGTGAACCCGCCGCTGTTCAACGGAATTACGGTTGTCGGGGATATGTCGCTGCCGGAATAACTCACAGCAGCGACGGGCTGATTAGGCATCAGCACACGGCCTGATGTGTCAAATGTGGCGCAGAGTGTCGCGGCACTATTGGAAACAATTTGTACGCTATGGGCTGATAACGCACCAAATCTTGCAGCGGAAGCTGAACTTGTGCCTTGCATGTAAGCGGTGACGCCACTCGTTCCGACTTGGAGGAAATTATCCGCACTTCCTTGAATTTTTAATGTTGAGCCAGAGCCGCTCGTCAAAATATCCAAAGGAACTGAAGGACTCGCATTTCCTATGCCCACCCGATCGTTAGTCGAATCAACGACAAGCGTAGTGGTGTCAATCTGGGCATCACCAGTGACGGTCAGTTCATCTGCCGTGTTAAATCGTTGTATCCCTGCACCAATGTACGGCATTATGTGATCTCCATGATGCTCATAGTTACGCTGGTCTTGTCAGCAACAGAACAGTCAATCTGAATCTTGTCTCCTGCCTCAAGGACCACCTTGTTGCCAGAAAGAATTTCGAGAGACGAACCCACCGGAAGGGGTGCATCTTTCAACAGGAACGTAGTCGTGTTAGTTGCAGTGCGCCCACCGCCCGATGTCGTGCTGACCAGCTTCACACTTGTTGTGACTTGACTGGTGTGTACGTTTGCAAGCACCATACCCAAGATGATTGTGGTGGTGCTGCCGGGGCAGGTATAAAGGTCTTCTGGCGTACCGCTAGATGCTGGCATAACGTCATGCGATACTACCTTGAATGTGTTAGCCATTTGTTATCCCTTCTCGGATATAGTATACGTCATTTATTGTTGATTGTCAAGGTCAGCCGAGTGCAATCGCAAGGGCTGTCGCCTCATTGGCGATTACTGTGTTGAGAGCGGTGCCGTTCACTGTGATGGCGTCCGCCTCTAGGGTTCCGTCGATGTCAGCATCGCCAGAAATGTCGAGTGATCCAGCGTCGAGTTCGCCCGTCAGGGTGATGTTGCGGAAGCTAGATACGTCTTTGTTTGCGTCAACAGTCACAACCTTGCTGGCTACGACTGTTCCTACAGCCGCGCCCGTGTCGCTGTAGTTGAGTTCTGCTGTAGTGGCAGTGACCCCGTCGAGGATGTTGAGTTCTGCGGTAGTAGAAGTTACACCGTCAAGAATATTCAATTCCGCTGTTGTAGATGTTACACCGTCGAGGATATTTAGTTCGGCGGCAGTCGATGTCACGCCGTCAAGAATGTTCAATTCTGCGGCAGTAGAGGTAACTCCGTCGAGAATGTTGAGTTCGGCAGCGGTGGATGTAACATTCGTACCCCCGATGTCGAGCGTCGTCATCGACACTTCACCTGCTACGGTCAAAACGCCGTCTGCTACCGTCATCAGGTCGGTGTCGTCGGTGTGACCGATAGTAGTGCCGTTGATAACAACGTCATCGATGTCGAGCGATCCGCCGGTAATCAAGCCCGTCGTCGTAATCGTCGAAGAACCATTGTCGATGTTGCCGAATCCACTCGTGATAGAACCGGAATTGAGTGCGCCGACAGTGGTGATGTTTGATGTCGTGTCAAGTGCAGACTCGAAGAACGTCTCGAAGTCAGACAGGGCAACCTGCTTCATGGTGCCGTTGTCGTTGACGATGACACGATCTGCATCTGCAAGTGTCGTAGATGAAGCCGCCGTGTCTCCGTCGAGGATGTTTATTTCTGCTGTCGTAGCAGTTACACCATCCATAATATTTAATTCTGCTGTGGTAGATGTAACACCGTCCATGATGTTTAATTCAGCAGTGGTAGCCGTAACACCATCCATGATGTTAAGTTCTGCTGTTGTGGCTGTTACGCCATCAAGGATGTTCAGTTCTGCAGCAGTGGATGTTACGCCGTCGAGGATGTTTAATTCAGCAGCAGTAGATGTCACACCGTCAAGGATGTTCAGTTCAGCAGTAGTGGATGTCACACCATCAAGAATGTTTAATTCTGCCGCTGTTGAAGTTACGCCGTCAAGAATGTTTAGTTCTGCAGCGGTGGACGTAACACCATCCATAATGTTCAACTCGGCAGCAGTAGCCGTGATGGCAGTGCCGTTGAAGTTGATAGCGTCTACGTGAGCCGTGCCGTCGATGTACAGATCTTTGAATTCTTTACTCGACGAACCGAGATCGATGTCGTTGTCAGTTGTCGGCTCAATCACGCCGTCCTTGAAGACAACCTGTTCTGTGGACGTACCCGATACGTCGATACTGACTTCGATTTGATTGTTCGGATTATCAACAACAACCTTGTTCTTCGGCGTAGTCTCGCCCGGATCACCAATAAGTCCGATGACCGGACCCTCTGCTGCCGTGCCGTCGTGTTTGTGACCAGACGAATTGTTGAATGCAGCTAGTACCTGATCAAATTCGTTGTTACTGTGTGCGGCGGTAATCGTATCGCCGTCAGAGTACGAAGACTGCCTAGTGTATCCTGCCATGTGTTATCTCCTGCCCCCCGGCGTAAATTCTAATTGGTAACCTTTTAGTGAGATGGGGGCTGCGCCCTGTGTGTCATCCAAACGCACTGCTATTGTAAATCCCCCGCCCTCTACGCTCTGTCGAACCAAAGGTGTGCCCGATGATCCGTACACTGCAGTGCCGTATGTTGATGCTGTCAAGCCATAAATGGCGATTGCCGACCCGCTGGTCAGATCGTACTCTGCGGGTTGCGGTACGTCTGCAGAGCTGAAGTCGTAACGAATACGAAACTTGGAGTTCACTGCAGCTTCGTTGTCGTAGTTCCAGATGATACGCTGCATCAACTTGCGAATGCCAGCATCACCCATCGTGTAGTCTGGAGAACGGTAGATAGCATTTATGTTTGTGCCATCGAACGTGTTGCCAGACTCCTGCTTGTATATGTATCCGTCATGCCCACCGTGGAGTATTGTTTCGGTGCCGCTAATGAAACCAGATGCACAACAGGCAGGCTTGATACCCTTGAGATCTGCATATTCCCAGCCTATGCCCCCGCCCTCTGCGCGAGCCTTAATGACTCCAATGAGTCCCGGCTGTATAGATTCAGTGCCTGTGTCTGTAGGAAAAAATAGACGATACTGTGTTTTACTTCTTATGACTAACGAAGAAATACGATCCGTACTAATGTTATCCAAGCGAGGCTGTATCTGTCTAGACACGGTGCCAAGTTCGACGTCACCGATTCTTTCCGTACCTGCGATTGTGCGTAGTCCGTCAGGTGCAAGGTAAACAATATCACCCGATATCTCTTGGATGCTGAAGCCGTCTACACAACCGATCTTTCGCGTGACCGGCACAACTGCAAAGTCGGAAAGGCTCGAACCAGTGATCTTAAAAATAGAATCTTCACAGAAAACAAAGAGACTTTCACGGAAGACCTTGATGCCCTTGATGATGCCGTCAACCTTGATTGATCCTGCACCACTGCCCGACGTGAAGTCATCCTCGTCAAATGGCACACTAAAGATGAGTTCTTGCGGACTTGCTGACATGCCTGCGTAGAACACATGGCTTCGGAATACCTCTACAAACTTAGGGTCTGCCGGTCTGCCGCTGGCACTTACGTCCGTGATACTGCTGTTGTCAAAGACGGATGCAAGGTTCGCACCGTCTACAAAAACAACTTTATCCGTGCCGTTGAAGTTGAAGTTGACGAAGTTGTATCGTCCGGCACTTGTACGGCCTGAGTCTATCTCTGTCCACGATCCGGTTGCGCCACCCTTGAATACCTTCGTGCCTCGTGCAGCAATGACCTGATCTTTGTAAATATGTACGCCAAGAACCTTTTCAGTGGACGCGCTGGTCTGCGGTACAATGTTTGAGTTGAACTTAGCGAATCCGTTGATGCGACGATAGCCACCGTTAATGTCTGGCTCAAAGTTTTGTAATTGACTTGCCGCTCCCGTCGGGAGAGTAAAGGCATCCTTGTCAAGCATCAAGCCGCCACCTAGCCTCACAACAAACGGACTGAGTAGTGAAGTATCTGGCATCAGACGGCCCTCATGTAATCCTTACGATTGATCAGTTCGACACGCAAACGAAGCAGCCCCTCTTTGTAATCTCGTTCAGCAAGCTGCGCGAACTGGACATCAGAGCGAAGCATGTGAGTGTAGTAACGAGCGCGGTTGATGATGACATCGTGAAAGCGTTCAGGTATGACAGATACGTCAGTATTGTTGACTAAATCCGACGTGGTCTGATAGTAGTAATATCTAATCGTGTATGTCGATACGTCAGGCACGGGAGACAGACCGATTTTTTGATCTGGTGTTTTGTACACAAACTCAGGTAGCGCACGAGATCCCGTATCAGGATTAGTATCTGCCTCGTTACGACGCTCAAGATACTCATTAAATGACAGATATTTTAATTGTTTTTCCGCCGTGGATGCGGACTCTTGTACAGTAAAACTATCATAGTCAACAGTTTTTGCATCTGATTCTCGGGAATACTCCGCTGTTCCTGCAGTAGTCGTAAAAGACTGACTAACAACAGTAAACGGCCACTCAACTTCGGAGTTGATAATGTCTCGTTGTGCCTTATTAACGAAGTCTTTGACTGACGTTTGAATACCGCGTGTCGAAGAAACTGTGGTAATTTCCACTTCATTGATCTCTCGTAACACAGCGTTGATAAGTTCTAAGAATGTCATCTATCGTACCTTGCGATAAGCGCGAGTCTTCTTGGCTATCTTTTTAGGCTGCTTTGCAACCTGTTTACCCGCCTTCGTGGCTTTACGCTTTGCGCGAGTCGTAGCAGCGTACTCCTTCGCGGAGAGCGCCTTAATAGCTTTTTCCGGTAGATA